ACCACCGGCCTGCGTATCGGCGCGTACCAGAAGACCGGAGGAGTCGCGACTCCGCCCGTCCTCAAGCTCTCGTCTGCTGCAAACGCCAAGGCCGTGATCTCCGTCATCGGCGACAACGCGCTCGCGGCTCAGTCGGCGATCCAAGCGATCCGCATCAACGCGGGCGCTGGCAACTTCAAGCTGACATATACAAATCCTGCGACAGGTGCGACCGCGACGACGGCTGCACTTGCGTACAACGCGTCTGCCGGAACGATCCAGACAGCGTTGCAGGGTCTGTCGTCGATCGGTGCCGGCAACGCCACGGTCGCTGCGGTGACCGGCGGCGGGTGGGATGTGACGTTCGCAAGCAGCCTCGCAAACGTCCGCGTCGGTCTCTTGATTGCCGCTTCAGACGTCGGCGGAACTCCGCTCAGCGGAGGCGCTCCGTCGACGTGGATCACCGTCGACTGGGTGCAGCAAGGCTACCCGGCACACACGCGTGTGTATGACGTGCTTGTCCGTGACGTCGACCTCGATGGATCTTCGGCCACCGGGTCGTTCGGCATCGAGCTGACAGCCGGCGGATCAGCGGACGGGTACTGCTCCGACTTCTACCTGATGGACTCGCGGATCTACGGGACGCTCAAAGAGCCGTACATCGTCGAGGCAGTCGTCGGCGCCGGAGGTCAGGGTCCCCAGGCCCTCGGTGCGTTCCGCACCTCGTTCGACGCGACCGCGACCGACGGAGACACCGCGTTTGTGGCGTCCGCATCGAACACCGCATTTCTCGGATGCACCTTCCGGGGCGGCGTCGGAAACGAGACCAACGACAACCACATCCAGATGCCCGAGTACGGATCGGTCGCACAGACGTCGATCTTGTTCCGCTGGAACTCGTTCACTGAGGCGACCAAGAAGAACCACGGCATTCTTCTTGCCGGTGGTTCGACCAAAGTCTCAGTCATCGGAAACCGCTTTGACCAGACTCGAAACGGCCTCTACGTGTCGGCGTCGTCGTACGCCACAATCGAGGATGTCTTTGTCGAGGGCAACGAGTTCGCCAATCTCGGGTTGACCGCGTACACCACATCGCACGCGATCTGGCTGAAGGACGCCAACAACGTCTCGATCCGCAACAACCTGTTCTACGAAAACGGTAACGGTAACGGCGGCGCAGAGACGCTCGGATCCGACATCTACATTCAGAACGCGGGTGTCGTGTCTGGTCTCAACGACAATCCGATCCGGATTGAGCACAACTCGTTTTTCCGTTCGTACGCCAAGAGCGGCGCCCCGCACATTCAGATCGACGACGACCGTCTGCTGGAGATCTACAACAACGCGATGCAGTACGAGGGCGGTGGCATCGGCGTCTCCGACAACCCGCTCCGGTCGCTGATCGAGTTCACCAACTCGTCGTACGTCCTTCCACCGCGTGACGCCAAGTGGTCGGTCGCGATCACCGGATCACCCTCCGGTGGAACGATTCGTCTTACGGTCGGTGCCCTAGGAACGACTGACGTCGGCGCCATTGCCCATAACGCTTCGGCCGCCTCGGTGCAAGCCGCACTTGAAGCAGCCGCAGGTGGTACCGGCATTGGCGTCGGGAACGTCACGGTCTCGGGTGCCAACGGAGGTCCGTGGATCATCACGTTTGTAGGGGCGCTTGCGAAAACTGCGATCCCTTCGGTGACGATGTCCACGAACTCGCTAACCGGGAGTGGATCGCCGTCAACAACCATCACCAGTCTCGTCACCGGTTCGGCCGGGCTCGTGTTCATCGACGGCAACAGCTACTGGGCACCGAACCTCCTCAAGACGAACATCAACAAGCCGTTCTCGACGGACGGCGCCACGAACATCCCGTTCCAATCCGATCTCGCCGAGGCAACTTGGCGCAACGCCGGAAATCTCAACGCGTCGAGCACGTGGGATATCAACGGAATCGTGCAGCTTCCGGGCTTCCGAAACCCGGCGTCGGGCAACTTCCGGTGCGGCCAGACCGACCCGCTCGTCGATTTCTGCGTCAACACCAGGCGAGGGATTCGCTACGACTACCGCGGCGTGGTCCGGTCAGGCATACCGGACGCCGGTGCGTTCGAGTTCGACGGGTCGACGGGGGACGGCGTCTACGCGTACCAGCCTGCGGCACAGGCCAACCTGCCGACCGCTGGCGCCATCCCGTTCCAGTCCGGAGGCGTCCAGTACATCGACGCACTGGAGCCGGTGTCCGCGGCGAGCATCCTCGGCGTGCCCGGCCTGTCGGGTCTCGATGTGGACAACCGGCCGAGCAGAAACCTCGCGGACCGTGACAACCGCATCGGTACGTCAATCGACAACCTGCTGTCCGACGTGAACGAGACCTTCTGTTCTCCTCCGCAGCCAGGATCTTCGTTCACGAGCAGGCACCGGAGCATCGCCGCGTTTATGGGCGTGGGACACAACCCGGACGGCACGCTGAAGATCTCGGGCCTGGACCTCTCGTCTCTGCCGTATCTGCGGACCGACGGCGGCAACTCGATGCTCGCCGATCTGAACATGGGCACGGGCGGAAATCGCATCGTGAACATGGCTGCGGGCGTGGTCGCAACGGACGGCGTGAACTTCGGGCAAACCGTGGTCCGAACCGGCCAGAACGCGATGACCGGCCCGCTTAGCATGGGTGCGAACAAGATCACCGACCTCGCGCCGGCCACACTCCCGAGCGACGCGGCGCGGTTCGATCAGATCACCGGCGGCTTCACTTCCGCGTACGGACAGATTGTCGGCTCGTACAACTTCGTCGTTCCGGCGGGCGTCCGCAAGCTGCGTGTCCGCTTGCTCGGCGGCGGCGGCGGCGGCGCCGGTCTGTACCCGGGGAGCGACTACATCGCCCCGTACACGCACCGGCAGGGCGGAAAGGGCGGAGAGGTCGTCGCCATTCTCACGGTGACGCCGGGCGAGACCTGCACGATCGTCGTCGGTGCGGGCGGAGCACCAGGGGCGTACACCCAGTTCGACACGACCACTCCCGGGAACGGAGCGGCCGGCGGAAACTCGACATTCACGTTCTCAGGAGGGTCCCTTCTCGCACAAGGCGGGCAGGGCGCCTACAACTGGACGAACGTGTACAACGCCCAGGGGGCGGTGCACACCATCCCGGAGCTCGACGGAAGCGTCGGGATCACGAACCCGGTCGGAAAGATTGCCGCTGTGTATGGCACCTCGGGAAACAATGGACCGTTCTGGGGACAGGGTGGTTTGTCGAAGGTCAACTCGTCTCCGACGGGCCACTACTTCCCTCCCACGCCCGGAAAGTCCGGCCTCGTCACGATCGAGTGGTAATGAACACCAGCATCCTCAAGCCACCGTTTACACGCGGCGATCTGCGAACGCTCTGTGCGCTTGCGTCCGCACATCTTCTAAGTGCCGACATCGCGTCGATGTCGCTCGACTCGCCGGCGAAAGCGCTCCGCGAGTTGTGGTCGAAAACGGAACCGTTGCTCAACGGAGCGGTCGACAAGCAGCGGATCAAGATCGGATTTACGCAGACCGCGACCACCGGGAAGGCGAACAACCTCCGCGCCGCCGCGTGCATGCTCTTGTTCTGGCATCTGTTCCAGTACCGAGCCGGTGCCTGCTCCGCGTTGCGTCAGACGTTCCCGGCGTTCGCTGCGTGGCAGCGGGCGGCCACGACCGGCGACAAGAGCGGGATCCGCTCGGCACTGTACCGGTTTGGTGAACTGTCGGCTGTTCCGCTCGTCGCCAACGTGCTGCGCCGTGCGAATTGTCCGCCGACAGTCGCCTCAGACGTCTCGTACGTGACTGTGCACGATCTCAAGCGCGAACTCGGACAGGCTTAGCGGCTCTCGATCCACGCTTCGACGAACGAGCGGACAAAGACCGCCGCGAGCGCCGGGTTGATCGCGTTTCCGAACCCGCGAAGTTTGCCCACTCTTCCGGAAATCCCATCAACCACCCCGCGTGCGACACCAGATCCAACGCGTCGGATCTTTCCGTCTCTGCATCGGACGAGACGGAAGTCGTTCCAAAAACCTGCCGCGGGAGCTGATCCATCCGGGTACGCGAAGAACCATCGGGGTTCCGACCGGTCGTCGACATGCCTTCGGAGTCCTTCCAATCTCTGCTGGACGGCGTCACCCACCCGGAAAGACTCTGGCAGCCTTTTACCTGCCGGGACGCGGCTTCGTAATTGTCTCTGCTGTTCTTCTGTTGCCGCTCTTGTGCCCGAGGCGTCGACCATCCCGTCAGCGATTCCTCGATGAGCCCCACGGTGCTCTGTAGATCGATTCCCCTGCTTCCCCGGCGTTTCTTGCTCATCCGAGACTCGGGACCCCCGGTCGGCGTCCTCGGCGTCGGATAGCCCGCCAGAGGCATCGAGGCGGAACCCGTCGTGGAGCTCGATCGATCGTTGGGTTCTTCGGAGTGCCTCTGTGAGGGGACCCCGAGGAACCCATGTCTCTGTTCGTCCAAGACGCGCTGCGAGACCGTCGCTGTCAAGGATCGCACCCCAGAAGAACCTCTGCCTGATGTGCGGGGCACCGACGCCGCAAGACGGCAGATCGGCGGCCCCGAACCAATAGCCAAGTCCTTCCAAGTCAGCACGTACTCCGGCGAGCCACTCCCGTGCAAGTTTGCTTTCAGTCTGTTCGCCAAACACTGCTGGAGGGAGGGCTTTCCGCTCTTTGATGAGTCGGAGCATCTCGGGCCAGAGGTGCCGCTTGTCGGCTTGGCCTTTGCGCTTTCCGGCGTCGGAGAACGGTTGGCACGGAGCGGAGCCCGAGAAGACCGGGACGTCTTCGGGCCAGCCGGCAAATTCGAGGGCGACGGGCCATCCGAGAATCCCGGCAAAGAAGTGCGTTGAATCGCCACAGTCTTTTCCTTGCAGTTCGACGATGCTCCGCTGGTCGACGCGACCGCGCGGCACCTTCTTCGCAGCGACAAGTCCGCGGCACCACTCGGCCGCAAACGGATCGTTCTCGTTGTACATGACGTCGAGCATCATCGTTTATACCAGAAATTACGAGACGCGTCAAGGGTAATTTCAACGGCCAGTTGAAATTTAGCCCTTGGGAATTTCCAGCTCAAGGCTCCGCAGCATCTCATCGATTTGAAGACCGACCGACTCCGTCAACGCGGGGTACGCTTTTCGCTCTTCCGGCGGAAGTGGGAACACGTGGTATGTGATCCACTCAGCACCTTGCAAGTTTCGCAGGCCCGTGGCGTCCGAATCCTCGGTGTACACGTCCCATGACAAAGGCTCAATGGACACCCCACGATCAGCGTCCTTCCACACGGACAGATTCATGTCGACCACCTCGGTCGCGCCGCAGCGGGCGACGACGTAGGTGAAGTGTCGGAAGTAGACCTGCTTCGTCGGGTACGGCAAACGTACAGGATGCTTTACCGGGCTGGTCGCCTTCGCCCGCTCGTTGTCGCGCCACTCTCGGTTGGCCGCAGACGCCCGCACGATTCCAAAGTCCCATCTTGGGTCAGAAATCATCTTTGCGAGCCGCACGACGACGTGGCTTTGGTATGATGCCACCCACGATCGGAGATGAGCCGGATCGACAATGGCCCGTCTCGCGGCGGCTGCGCGTGCCTCGGTCTCGAAGAGGGCCGAGTGCCCGCGAAGGAATTGCAGGAAGTCGGGCCGGGTCAGAAAAGTCGTCATGGTCGGTATTGTACCAGAAAGGATCGGCATGTTGTTGACGGACCGAGAAATTGAGCAGTTGTTCGAGCAAACTCAGAAGAAGACTCCGTTTATGCACCCCTGGGCGGAGAACGCCAAGCGGCCGGGGCGGATCAGCTACGGGGTCTCCTCGTGCGGCTACGACGTTCGCATCGACGACGAAGTTCTCCTGCACAAGCCTGACGAGAAGAGCGTGGTCGATCCGAAGGACCCGGACCTGTTCAAGCAGTTCTCGATGATGGCTCTCAACACGGCCGCTCAGGGCTACTCCGTCATCATTCCGCCGCACGGGTTCGCTCTCGCGAAGACGATGGAGTACGTGTGGATGCCGGAGAATCTCTTCGCTCTCTGTGTGGGCAAGAGCACGTATGCACGCTGCGGTCTCGTCGTGAACACGACTCCGATCGAGCCCGGGTGGCACGGGCACATCACGCTAGAGTTGTCTAACACCACGAATGCTCCGCTCCGCGTTCACATCTACGAAGGCATCGCCCAGCTGGTGTTCTTCCGCTTGTCGGAGGCCCCCAAGCGTTCGTACGCCACAAAGGACGGAAAGTATCAGGGCCAGACCGACGTCACGCTTCCCCGAGTTGACTGACCAATAAGGAGTTCATCGCATGGCAGGTTCGACAATGATCGACACGGTTCTCCGCCGCCACTACACCGAGGGCCTCAAGGAGGGGCAAACGGTCTTCGACCTCTTCGAGTGGAAGAAGGTGAGCGTGGAAATCAAGGACGGGAAGGCCGGTCGGTCCGTCTTCAAGATGGACGACGTCGAGGTCCCGATTGACTGGAGCAACAACGCGGCGCAGATCGCGGCGAGCAAGTATTTCCGCAAAGCCGGCGTTCCCGTGGAGGGCGGACGTGAAACCTCGATGCGACAGGTCGCGCATCGCCTTGCTCTCGGCTGGAAGTCGCACGGGCTCGCGAACGGTTACTTTACCGACGAGACCGCGGCGATCTTTTACGACGAGATCGTCTACATGCTGCTGGCGCAGATCGCGGCACCCAACAGCCCGCAGTGGTTCAACACCGGTCTCGCGGAGGCGTACGGGATCACCGGCAACGCGACCGGGTCGCACTGGATCCCGGACCACAAGACCGGCGAGGCGCAGCCGACACAGGACGCGTACTCGCGTCCGCAGGTCATGGCCTGCTTCATCCAGTCCGTGCAGGACTGGATGCTGGAAAAGGGCGGCATCTACGACCTCGTGAAGAGCGAGGCGGCTCTGTTCAAGTTCGGGTCCGGCACCGGTTCCAACTTCTCGAACCTCCGCGCCCGCAACGAGAAGCTGAGCGGCGGCGGGAGATCGAGCGGCCTCATGTCGTGGCTGCGGATTCTCGATGCGTCTGCTGGTGCGGTGAAATCAGGGGGCACTTGTCTCGCACCGACGACAATGGTTTACACAGACGCTGGTCCTGTTCCAGTCAAGACTCTTGCAGACCGGGGGTCTCGATTTGTCTGCTTGTCGCACGACCCGAAAAAGAATCGATACGTCGCTAAGTGGGCGACGGCCTTCAAGTCGGGAAAGAAGAAGGTGGTCAGGGTGACCACTGACAAGGGACACTTTGACTTGACGTCGGACCACCCTGTGCGGCTCTCGACAGGGGAATACGTCGAGGCTGGGGCACTTCGTAAGGGTGCGTCGTTGTTCAGCTGCACGATTGACGAGACCGCTGGCGGCTATCTGCGAATCGGTCTCCGAGACGGGATGAAGGGTAAGGCCCTTCTGCATCGACTGATCGCTTCCGACATTTTGGGACGCGTCGTCGACAATCTTGCCGTGCACCATGTCGACGGAGATCCGCACAACAACAGTGTCAAGAATTTGAAGATTATCGAGCACGCAGACCACGCGTCCTTGCACAGCAGAGATCAGGTGCTCCGAGGCACCCACGTCTTCCAAACGACGTATTTTGGGAAGTCTGGCGAAGAAAATCCGATGCACCGCTCGTCGGACTTCTGGAAGTCCGACAAAGCCGAGCAGTATCGGAATCTTCAGGGAGAGATCCTGCGGGAGTCTGGGCGCGCGAGGACCATGCAGGAAAAAGCCGCAACGCAAAGAATGCTGAACGTCGGCTTCAAGCTGCTGAACGCTGGATACGAGATCGACACGTACGAGCAGTATTTGACGGCCCGAAAGGCGGTCCTTGGGGACCTCGGCGTGTCCCACGCGAAGCAACTGAAGAAGTTTGAAAACAGGTTTGGAAGTTACGCAGGCTTCAGGAAAGAACTTGCGGCCAACAACCACCGAGTCACGTCCGTCACCGAGGTGGGCGTGATGGGAATTTACGACGTCGAGGTGGAGTGTGACTCACCAGACGACCTGACTCCGGAAAGTGGGCACAACTTTGTCATATGGCCCACAGGAGCGAAGACGGGAAGCGGCGTCTGTGTTCACAATACACGCAGAAGTGCGAAGATGGCCATCCTCAACATGGATCATCCCGACATCGAGATGTTCATCGGGCTCAAGGCCCGCGAAGAACTGAAGGTTCGTGCCTTGGCGTACGGCGCCGAGCGGTGGAACAACGACGACCAGGCGTTCGCCAAGAAGATCGGTCTCGATCTCAACACGCACTTCAACGGCGAGGCGTACGAGACGGTCAACGGTCAGAACGCCAACTACAGCGTCCGCATCACCGACGAGTTCATGTCGAAGATCGGGAAGAACCAGAACTGGGAACTCAAGAACAGGACTGACGGGCAGGTCGCAAAGACCGTCAAGGTCGACGACCTCTGGAACCAGCTCAACGAGTGCGCGTGGCGATGCGCCGATCCCGGCGTTCAGTTCGACGACACGATGCAGGCGTGGCACACCTGTCCGAACTCGGGTCGGATCAATGCGACGAACCCTTGCTGCTTCGTGGGCGAGACCCTCGTCGACACTGCGGACGGGTTGCTCAGGTTTGACGAGCTGCACCGCCGAAACGAGATCGGGAACGATCTTCCATACGCCTTCGCGTTCGACACCGTGACCAACTTGCCGGTCCTTCGGAAGATCAAGAAGGTGTGGATCGCCGGTCGTACAAAGCGGCTGATGGAGGTAAAGACCGACAAAGGAATTGTCGTCCGCTGCACGCCCGAGCACCGGTTCCTCCTCCGTGACGGAACGTACGTCGAAGCCCAAAATCTCAAGGCAGGAATGCGTCTCCGAAAAATTGGACGAGCTGATTTTCCAGAATCCCGCCAGAGCCGAAGGCAGATCCGGCACCGGGTTACGGAGAGCATACCGAACGGGTGTGTGTATCAGGCCCGGTTTATGTGGGAGCAGATCCACGGACCCATCCCGGACGGCATGCAGGTTCACCACATCAACGGCGATGCCACGGACGACCGCATCGACAACCTCGAATTGATCTCTCTCGGAGAGCATCAAAAGATGCACTCTTCGGGAGAGTCAAACCCGAATTACATTCAAGTCGACGACGCCCTTCTTCTGGAGACGTGGGAGGCGATCGAGAACACCCCGAGAATACGGGGAAAGAACACAAGGTCAAACGACGTCACGCCGGCTCGCTGGAACTCCCACGTCGAGAAGAACGGGTTGAAGGGGAAAATCCCCCTCGCCAACTCGGTTCGCGGTATTCGGGGGATGTCGTGGGCGGATTTCTCCGCTTGGATCGAGGAGAAGAAGTCGGAAGTGAACGATCGGGTTTATTCCGTCAAGAAGATTGTGTTGAACAAGCCGGTGGCGGTGTACGACATGGAAGTCGAGGGGACGCACAACTTCGCCGTGACAAACGACGAAGACACCAGCCGTCACACACTGGTCGTCCACAACAGCGAGTATGTCTTCTTGGACGACACGGCCTGCAACCTGGCATCGATCAATCTGACAAAGTTCTACACGCCCGGAAAAGATTACGACGTGAAGTCGTACAAGCACGCGATTGCTTTCTGGACCGTGGTGCTGGAGATCTCGGTAGCGATGGCTTCGTATCCGACCAAGGCCATCGCGGAACGCAGCTGGTCGCACCGCCCGTTGGGTCTTGGCTACGCCAACCTCGGCGCTCTCCTGATGCGTCAGGGGTTGGCATACGACAGCCGCAAGGGACGGACGCTCGCGGCGGCCCTCACCGCGATCCTCACCGGCGAGGCGTACTGGGTCAGCGCGCTGCTGGCGCAGCAGCAAGGAGCGTTCGCGGCATTTGATGAGAACCGCGAGCCGATGCTCAAGGTCATCCAAAAGCACGACAGCTACGCGGATCTTCTGTACGAGACGGATCCGAACTACCTCACAAACCAAGCGCAGGTTTCTTGGAATCATGCGTATGCCGCTGGACGTGAGTTTGGCTATCGGAACTCGCAGATTTCGGTCATCGCTCCAACCGGCACCATCTCTTTCGTGATGGACTGCGACACCACCGGGATCGAGCCGGACTTCTCGCTGGTCAAGTACAAGGATCTCGCGGGCGGCGGATCCATGTCGATCGTGAATCAGTCGGTCGCACCGGGACTTCGTGCACTCAACTACACGGAGTTGGAGATCGAATCCATTCTCAAGCACATCGAAGAAAAGAACTCGGTCGTCGGCGCCCCGGCGATGAGAGAAGAGGACTACGCGGTCTTTGACTGTGCGATGGGCGAGCGATCGGTGTCCGCGGACGGGCACCTTCAAATGATGGCGGTGTGTCAGCCGTTCTTGTCCGGTGCGATCAGCAAGACGGTGAACCTGCCGGCGTCGGCTTCTGTCGAAGAGGTCGCGAACATCAACTATCAGGCTTGGAAGCTTGGCATCAAGTGCGTCGCTCTGTATCGTGACGGCTGCAAGATGAGCCAGCCGCTGAACACCGAAAACCAGGAGAAGCCCAGAGAGGTTTTCAAGATCGACTTGTCGGCACTGGACGCCGAAGCCGCCACCAAAGCCATCGCCGAGAGCGGGCGAACGCTCGGCGCTGCGGAGCATCGCACCCTGGTCCCGGAGGCACTGGGCGCCGTCCGCCGCAAGCTGCCCGACAACTGCTCGTCGAAGCGGCACAAGTTCTCGGTGGGTGAGTTCGAGGGTTACATCCACGCCGGCATGTACCCGGACGGCAAGCTCGGCGAGATCTTTGTCCGCATGAGCAAGCAGGGGTCCACGATGGGGGGCCTGCTCGACGCGTTCGCGACCTGTGCGTCGATGGCGCTCCAGTACGGGGTCCCGGTCGAGACCATCGTCAAGAAGTTCGCGTTCCAGAAGTTCGAGCCCGCCGGGATCACCGGCGACCGTGACATCCCGTTCGCTCAGTCGATCATCGACTACATCGCCCGCTGGATCGGCATGGAGTTCATCCCCGGCTTCCGGGAGGCGAACTCCCCGTCGTACAGGCCAGCAAGCCCCGAGGCTGCTGAGATGGCCCCTGCGGGCACGTGGATCTCAGGAGCCGCTATGGCGGCTCCAGCGGCTGTTTCCGAGCCTGTGGGGGCGGAGCAGGTCGCCCACGCCCGGGGCATCCTCAACACGCCCGGTAACGACGTGCCGTGCAGCAATTGCAACAGCACGATGCAGCGGTCGGGGACCTGCCTCACCTGCCCGACCTGCGGGTCCAATACCGGATGCGGCGGCTAGGATTCAACGACACGCTTGGGTTTGTCTCAGGAAAAGGTCCGGCGTGTTGCCGGGCCTTTTTCTTTCCCAGAGAAAAGGACGGCCGGTTGAATTTCAACTGGCGGTTGAAATCTGGAGGTCGTATGGACATGGTGCGCGTCGGTTTCCGTTCCGGGTTTCAGTACGGGCACCGGCTCCCTGAGTTCGACGGCAAATGCCGCCGGGTGCATGGGCACAACGCGACCGTGGAGATCGTGGCCGAGGCGGACGCAAAATCCCTCAACCAACACGGAATGGTTGTGGACTTCGGCACGCTCCGCGAGATCTTCAATACGCACGTGCGGGATGTCTTCGATCACCGGATGCTGGTTGAGCACCGAGATCAAGGGCTCATCAATGCGCTGAAAAAGGCAGGAGACGAGCCGTACGTACTCCCGCGCGGCGTACCGGCCACGGCGGAGGGGATCTCAATCCACATTCGGGATCTCGTCGAGGAGGTGCTCAAGGCGCGAGAGCCGCGCTGCCGCCTGGTCTCGGTGCGTGTGTGGGAGACAGAGAACTGTTGGGCGGAGGCTCGCGGGCTCTTGAACCGCTGAACGCTTGTCAAAATCAACCGGCAGACGATTTCTTCTTACGGAGACAAAATCCGTAACTTTTTCTGAAATTTTTCTCCCTAATTTACAGCGATTTTGCTCACTTTTGCTCACTATACTAGAAAAATCTCTTGACTTCTCGTTGCGCCACTTGAAAGATTCAAGGCAAGACGCGGCGAGCGGCTGCCGTGCTGGTGCGATGAGCACCAGATGAATCTTTCAAGAGACGCTTTGCCGCTGAGCGGCAGCGAGCGAACGCGAGCAGCCGGTCGCAGCGAGAGCGCCAGCGCTGGCGCAGCGGGACCAAGATGATTCCGCTATTGAACGAAAATTGAGTGTGAGACGATCGATGCGACGCAGTTTCCGCAAAGAGATCTCGCAGAAGAAGATCGACCAGGCGTCGAAAGACTTTCTCACTCCGCTCGGTCGGGTGCAGGACGTTCAGAAGCGTTTCCGCATTGGATACGCGGCAGCGCGTCAGGCCATCGACGAGGCCGATCGGATGGCGAGGGAGCGTGGTGCCGCAGACCGGCTTCGTCGAGAACGAAAGATCGACCGGCTGATAAAGATCGTCCGGAAAGCGGAGGCTCGCTATCCGCGCATTCTCGGTCGGGTCATGCGGTCAAAGGACTTTGCCGAGATCGCTAGGAAGTACCAGAGTCGCGTCAGAAAGAGCGAAAAACTCACACGCCCCCGCGTCTACCAGATCAACACGTCTCTGCGCACTTTGTGTAAGATGACTGGTCGTCCGATCGCGTCTATTGTCCGCGACGCGGAGCGGGGCAATCTCCGCACAAGACTGGAGACGGAACGTGTTGCGAATCGTCTGTGACAACGTGTGGTGCCGCCTGGAGAACGGACACTCCAAGCACATCCGTCCGGCGCTGCGGGTCAAAGACCCTCGGGCTCGATTCCGGGTGCCGCCGCAGATGCGGTACTCGTTGCCCGAGTCGGCGATGTGGAAGAACTTCTACAACAAACCAACCAAGACCTTTCCGGCTGGTCTGCTGCCCGACGTACAGAAGCACGTCGAGAAGAAGAAAAAACGACTGGCAGTTGAATTCTCAGAAGTCAGTCGAAAGCCGATTTCCGACAAGGTGGATCCGTCCGCCCTGTTCGAGATCGCGCTCCGTCCCGACCAACTTGAAGACGCGACGACTGCCATCCGCCGAGAGAAGGGCGTTTTCTCTCTGGCCACCAACTACGGCAAGAGCGTGCTCGCCGCCGCGATCGCGTATCACCTCTTCGACCATTTGAAAGTGCGGACGGTCGTGATCGTCCCCAACACCACACTGCTCCGGCAGACCGCCGAGGACTTCCGCAAGTTCTTCGGCGCTCGCGTGAAAGTCGGGCAAGTCGGCGACGGCGTCCGCACCTTTGGTGACGTCACGTTCATCACGCAGCAGACCGCCGTGAATGCGAGCAAGATGTACGTGGAGCGCCGCAACAAGGAAGCGAAGAAAGGACGAAAAGGTCGGCGTGTTCGGCCGGCGGTGTGGGACAAGGAACTCAGCAAACTCTTCCACCGCTGCGATTGCATCATCTACGACGAGCTGCACCACGCGGCGGCAGTCACCGGCCAGTACATCCTCATGGAATCGTCGGCTCGCTTCCGATTTGGCATGAGCGGAACCGTAAAAACCAACGACCCTGTCCGCGACATGACGATGCGTGCGTTCCTCGGTCCCGTTCTGGCCGATCGTCGTAACAGCGAGATGATGGACAAGGGAATCTCGGCACGCATCGTGGTCGGTATGGTGTCAGATCCGAAGTTCCTCGGCGATCAGATCGCGGCGCCGCGCTTCAAGAAGATGTGGAAGGTCGACAAGATCTGGGGCGTGAAGCGTCGGATCAAGAAAAAGATCCCGCCGCTCCAGCGCGAGAAGCTGGAGAGAGACCGCCTGCTTGGAAATCGCAACTACAACAAGGCGATCACTCTGTGTGCGTCGGAGTTCAACCGAGGCAAGTTGAAGCCGTTGGTCATTACGACTTCGCTGCCCCATCTTGGGGAACTGGAAGTGCTTCTCAAGACAGTTGGTCTCACGCCGTACGTTGCGTGGGGCAAGGTGCCGGCTCAAGAGCGTCTACGCCGCGTAGCGGCTTTTGAGAACGACCCGAGAGGTGTCTTGCTCGGCAACGTGGTGTTTGACGAAGGACTCAACGCGCCCAGCATCGGAGTGCTGATCCTTGCTTCGGGCGGGGCCTCAGTTGTTCGTCAGTTGCAGCGGGTTGGTCGCGCTGTTCGCAGGAAGAAGAAAGGCATCAACTACGTGTACGCCGTGGACTTCTGGCCTACCGCAGGCGAGTACACAGCAAAGCACGCAAAGGGTCGGCTGAAAGTCTTCAAGCACCGCGAAGGATTTGAGGTGCAATCCGTGACGGATCTGGTAGGATTCTTGAAGAAGGCGAGGAATGGATGGCAGGGAATTCTCGGACAGAAACGTTACGAGCGCGTGGTCGCGCAGCAGAACGCGCAATCCTCAAAGAGGTGACGCGTCCGGCGTGTGAGTGGTCGGTGTCCGAGGTGTTTGTCTCGTTGCACGAGAACGCGAAAGTGCACAAGGCCGAGGACCTTGTGCCAAGCTTCTACCAGATCCGCTACAACAAGCAGTGGCGCCGCAGCGCTGAACAACTGCTTGCTATCTGCGAGCAGGAGGGCGTCGATCCCGAAGCGTTCGTCCGCGCACAGACTGACAATCTGTTCAGTTTTCTGAAACGCAAAAAGCTGCGCTTTGTTCCTGGTATGTTGTTCGGACCAAAGGCCGTGGCTCGGTACAACGAGTGGTTGACGTCCAAGACGAGACGTCGCGGTGGAATTCCGGACGAGAACGTGCAGCAAGTCAAGGCCACCGAGATTTATTTGAAAACGCTTTTTCGCAAGCGGAAACTTCCTCTAAGTGCCCGTAAAAACAAGGCTTTACGCGCTTCGAGAAAGTTTCTTCCCGGATTTGTGCTTGCTTCGCGAACGACGCGCATTGCCCTCGTAAACTTCGCCGCCAGCCTGCACCCGGACCTCCCCGACAGAGTCGCGTTGCGTAAGGGAGGGAAACTTGCTACATTGGTGTCTGGCCTAGTTCGTTTGGCGAGATCCACTGATGGCGAAGCAGAAACCGAAACTCGACAGAGAGTTCGCAAGGAAAGTCGTCGCGGTACTTCTCCGTGACCCGGTGAGAGCGCGCGAGGTCGCGTCGATCGTGGATCCTGAGTTCTTCGAGACCGACGCGCTTCAGGAGCTGGTCGAAGTCTCGAAGGAGTACGTCACCAAGTACAAGGGTCCTCCGACCAAGTTCTACATCCGCGAGCAGTGCGGCGAAGAGATGACCAAGAGCGAGGTGTACGGACGCATCATGCGGACGTCTCTTGCCGACAGCGCCTTTGTGACGGAGCACCTGACTGAGTGGTGCCGGAAACAGGCGGTAAAGCGGGCGCTGTTGAAGTCCGTTGCTGAGGTGAAGAACGGCAATCTCGAAAACATTGTGTCTCGTATGCAGGACGCCATGTCGATCGGGTCTACCAAGGGCCGCGGCATGGGGATGCGGATGCGAGATCTTGCTGCTCGCTTGGAGCGGTACAAGGCTCCTCCGTCGGCTCGTGGCGTCATCCCGACCGGATGGCCGGCGATCGACCACATCATGGAGGGAGGCCTTGGCGCCGGCGAGCTCGGGATGTTCATGGCGGGACCAGGCGTCGGAAAGTCGTTTGCGTTGGTCAACGTGGCGAGCAAGGCGACGATGCTCTCGACGTCGTACGCCCGAGACGATGTGGGCGTAAAGGTCTTCTACGCGACACTGGAGCTGTCTGAAGCAAAGACGTGGAAGCGGTACGACAAGTTGTTCGCTGGCAAGAAGTACCATGATCTGATAGGTAAGAGCCCGGCGATGTTCTGCAAGAAGGTGCGGGAGAACATTCAGCGGCTGACACATCCGGATTCGGACGTCGTGATCGAGCAGTGGCCGAATCAGTCTCTTCGTCCGTCAATGCTCGACGCTCATCTTGACATGCTTCAGTCGTCGTACGGATGGAAGCCAGACCTCGTCATCGTCGACTACCTCGACGAGATGGCCCCGGAGCACGCGAACAAGGAGCGTCGGTTTGAGTTGTCCTCCATCGCCAGCGATTTGCGTGCGATCGGGGTCAGTCGTTCTGTGCCGGTCTGGTCTGCCACGCAGGCGAATCGTTCGGCACTGGACAAGCCGATTGTGACCATCAAGGACGTCGCCGAAGACATGGGCAAGGTGCGAATCGCCGACTGTGTCATCACGCTTTGTGGAACCGACGAGGAGAGGGCCGAAGGGCGGATGCGGCTGTTCCTCGCCAAGATGCGCGACGCGGAAAGCCTCGTCACCATTGACGCTCGGTTTGATTTCGGGTATGGTCTTATCGAAGCGATCGGCCGCAGTGACCCGGTTAAGGTTGTCAAAGCCGAGAGCCGGGACAAACTCGGTGAGCAGATGGACCGGTGGAAGAAGAAGCACCGAAAGGTCAAGACATGAGCGATTTCTCCTTTGAAGCGTTTTCGCGTCAAGCAGAGGGTACCGCGCGGTATCTGGAGCCTGTAGGCGGACTGGTGAGTCCGGCCAAGAACAACAACGCGGTGTACCTCGGCGAGTCTATTGAGATTGCTGCACAGATGTATTGCGCTCTCGGTCTTTCCGGCGAGTCGGGCGAGTGCGCGGACAAGGTGAAGAAGTTGTTCCGCGACCGCCCGACGATGACCGCCGAAGAGCGGAAGGCTCTTATCGTCGGCATCCACAAGGAGATCGGTGACGTGCTCTGGTATCTGAGCGAACTCGCTCGGCTGACCGGCACGTCGCTCTCTGCGTGCGCGCAGATGAACAACGAGAAGCTGCGGAAGCGGCAGGAAGCGGGCACGATCCGCGGCAGCGGCGACGATCGGTAAAACAACCGCCGGTTGAATTTCAAGGAGTCTTTCATGCACGATCCGCACACACTCGCGTTCTCGATCCCGTATCCGTGGTACGCCAAAGGACACAAGCCGTGGCCACGCAAGTACCGAAAGCACCTCGATCGCCGTGCCGCGTACGGATCCGCCTCCATCGCCCGCGATATCTACAACTCGATGCCCCCGGACGTGCAAAAGAAGTGCAGCGTCACGTCCCCCAAGGGATACCGCGACTCCTTCATCGACATCTGGCACGTCGACCCGAGCGGCGACAACTGCCCTGACTGGTGCTGGCCGTCGCTCACCCCGGAGCAGCAAGAGAAGATCCGCAACTACGCGTGGTCCGAGGGACGGGACCCTGTCTTCTTGCAAGTTGGTTTGCGCCAAGTGGACAGGCCGGAGAAGGTTGACGTCCTTCTCCGTAACGCGACTTGGTCCGTCGCGACCCTTCTCAAGATCCCGGTCAGCGGCGACGACGTGGCACGTGCGGTCGCGCATCTCGGCTTCAACGCGCACGACAACCTCCGCGGCATCTTGGCGTTCCAGCCGGGCTACCACACGAACTTCCCGGACGAGCCCGAGAACGGACGTGAGGACGCCGCGGTTCGTCTGTTCACCTGCATCGCCCGGCACCTGCTGCGCGAGCGGCGCCGCTGGTACCAGCATCCACGCTGGCGGTTCTGGCGATGGAGCGTCCGGATTCTGCCGCTGCGCAGACTCCACCGGGCGATCGTCGAGAAGTGCGTGAAGTGCGGGAAGCGGGTCGGATTCAAGACGCCGACGAGCAGCTGCTGGGATTCGAGGCCGCGTCCGTGGTACCAGCGTCTCTTCTTCTCCAGCGGCGAGTTGACGTGCGGCCGGTGCTCTCCGTGCGAGATGCGGGTCTCATCGACGGGAACGCCCGTGGAATTGCCGAGCACATGAATCCGCGTGAGCAATCCATCCACGACCGGTTGCGGTGCTTCTTCCTCAACCCGGCCCAGCGGTCGCTGATCGTGCAAGGCGATCTCATGGAGATCCTGCCGGCCCTTCCCGACGGCGCCGTCAACTTGACGGTGACGAGCCCTCCCTACGAAGACGCGCGTCTGTACGGAGAACTCAAGTTCAAGGTGAAGGGCGACCAGTGGGTCGCGTGGGCGCACGAGCGATTCGTCGAGACGGTCCGCGTGACCAACGGTCTCACCGCGTGGGTCGTCGAAGGGAAGACCCGGAACTACAAGTACAGCGCCACGCCGCTGCTACTCGCGGCGTCGCTGCACCAGGCGGGCGTCTGTCTCCGCAAGCCGCCCATCTATCACCGTGTCGGCATTCCCGGATCGGGCGGACCCGACTGGCTGCGCAACGATTATGAGTTCGTGCTGTGCGCAGCACGGGAACGCGGACGGCTTCCGTGGAGCGACAACACTGCCGCGGGAGGACCACCGAAGCACCCGCCCGGCGGCGCTCCGTCGTACCGGCTCGCGGACGGGACGCGGATCTCGGCGAAGGTGCAGACCCGGCGGAAAGCGAACGGCGAGCGCGTGCGCGACGGGTTGTACAAGCCGCCGACGAAGACCAACCCGGGGAACGTCATCTCCGGGAAAGTCGGCGGCGGGCTCATGGGTTCGCCGCTCGCGCACGAATCGGAAGCGCCGTTCCCTGAGTGGTTGGTCGAGCCGTTCGTGAAGTCGTTCTGCCCTCCCGGCGGAATCGTGCTTGACCCCTTCGGCGGATCTGGTACAGTGCTCGCCGTCGCTCTGAAGAACGGGCGTCGGTGTATCTCGATCGACGTGCGGAAGGATCAGTGCGACATCATGCGGCGGCGTCTCGCCGAGATCGGCCCGCTGGGAAAGGACTGGGACGAATGAGCAGGCGACCGAAGTGGTGGATGCGGGTTGAGGACGAAGGCCCAAAGAAGGACTGGGAGCCCGTCGGCGTGTTCGATCTGTGCGAGATGGCGCACATGCACTGTCACGGGTCGTACGACACCGACTACGCGGACATCGAGTTGGCGGTGCGATGCTTGACGTGGCTGTCGATGCACGGGGAGGACCCGACGTGCGATTACGAAGAAGCCGTGATGGATCTTGTTGCCGCGGCTCTGGACGAGCACTACGAGTGGAAGATGGATCGGCGGTCTGAGCAGGACGCGGAGCGTGCGACATGAGCAAGTGGCGGATGCTTCTTGGCAACGCGGGGCGGCGGCTCAAGGACATCGAGACTGGATCTGTCCAGTGCTGTGTCACGTCGCCGCCGTATTTCGGATTGCGTGACTATGGAATTGTGGGCCAGATCGGGAGAGAACAGACTCCCGCAGATTACGTGCACAATCTCCTCGTTGTTTTTTCTCAGGTTCATCGTGTGCTGCGAGACGACGGTGTTCTTTTTTTGAACCTTGGGGATAGTTATGCGGCGAATCGGTCTTATCAGGTCCATTCGACAAAGGGCGGAAGAAAACACGGACCAGCACAGAATCTTCCGGGTAGCCGCGTTCCCGAAGGGATGAAGCCCAAAGATCTGATCGGAATTCCGTGGACGATGGCGTTTTCTCTTCGTTCTTCGGGTTGGTATCTTCGCCAAGAGATTATTTGGGAGAAGCCGGATGCGATGCCGTACCCGGCCAAGGACCGGTGCGTCTCGTCGCACGAGCATGTCTTCCTGCTCTCGAAGAAGCCTCGGTATCACTTCGACCACAAGGCCATCCGCGAGCCGGCCGTGACCGGCAAGTGGGACGCGATGCCGCCCATCGGCGGGAAGAAGCACACGTCCAAGGGAGACAACGTCACGTACACGGGCAACAGACCAGCCGGGGACGGTCTCAGGAACAAGCGGGACGTGTGGACCGTCGCCACCAGCCGGTCCAAGCAGAGCCATTGTGCGGTCTTCCCGGCCAAGTTGATCGAGCCGATGATCTTGGCCGGGTGTCCCGTGGGCGGGCTGGTTCTGGATCCGTTCGCAGGGACCGG